ATTTATGAAAAAAGTAAAAGTATTAATGCCATACACGGCAGCAGAAATCAACACACTTCGTGAAAACTTAGGGTCACATGATGAGAAAACTCTAATTGAACGTTTTGATGCCTTAATGGCCAAGCAAAATGACACAACGTTTTTACTTGACAAAAAGACACGCACAACTTTAAAGGCATTTTTTGGTTCAACCGGTATTTGGTCTATTGATTTTAGATTAGCAAAAGGTTTAGCTAGTGTTAACGGAGTTCTTAATGACGCAAAGTCAGAATTAACAGTTTTGCATCTTCGTATCATTCAGGAAACAATTCTGAAACACACAACAATCACAAGCCTAGAAGCTGCTGGTATTGTTGACAATGTTTTAGTTGCACTAAATCCAATAAATGTTGAAATGTCCAGATTTGAAGAAGAGGCTAAGCATGTTGCAGAATTCTTAAATAGAATCGAGCAAGTAAAAGAAACTGGCTTGGAACACAAAAAGGACGACACGGCAGAAGATTTACCTGCACCAACTGAAAAAGCAGACACGCCACTGACTAAGGTATAAATAAATAAATAACTAAAAAAAGGAGGCACTTGCATAATTGTAAGTGCCTCCTTTTTATCACTAACTTAACACAATTAAATGAAAAACTTACAAAGACAGTCAGACAGGTTTGTTGTTTGGGCCAGAGAGTTAAGCTCTAGAGGCAGCTCATTTATTATTGTTATGTTAGGTGTTATGTTGCAGGCATCACATACAACACTATTAATGTATGAAGTTGCTGCATTCGATCAGCCGTGGCTTAGGTTTACTGTTGCAATGGGTATTGGCTTGTTTATTAGTTGTGCACTTGCAGTATTTACTCTAAAGTACGATGGCAAAAATTTACAAATAAAACAAATCATCAACGTTTTCTTTTACTTTGAAGTTTTCACTAACATATTTTACTACTGGAATTCTATTATCTTGCTAAAAGATTTTAATACACTAGAGATTAAAGATTGGATATATGTAACAGTAGCAATGCCGTTTGCTTACATTATGCCGTATGCAATCAAACAATTTGCTGGTGTTATTAGTTCAGACAACCGTTTAGAATTTGGAGATATCGACGCAATACAAGAGCAGTCAGACATGTCAACTTCACAAATAGCAATACTAGACGAGCGCTTTGCTGCAATTGAACAAGGCCTTAGCGGCATTAACGATACACTGAGTAAAATTAATCCAGACGAGTTCCTTAAAAGAGGTGAACACGTGCAGATTACAGTTGGCGATGGAGAAGACAAGAAAAAATCAATCATTACATTAGGTTAAAACAAGTCATAAATGAAAAACTTAGTATTAGCAATTGTGTTGCTACTTGCAACATCTTGCGCAAGCAGACAGTCAATGAGCACAGTAACAATTACAGGCACAGTAACAAAGATTTCAGGCAATAATTATTTTGCAATTATGTTAGATACTGGTGTAAGAATTTGCCTAGTGCCACAAACAGATATAGCAGTTGGTGAGCTCGTGCAATTCTGGGTTCATGATAGGACTGACGTAAACCAAAAAGATTACGTGTCACATATGAAAAAATAAGACAAAGCAAGACGTTAACATTGTGTTAACGTCTTGCTTTGTCTAGTATGCTTATGCATATAAGTGTTTAATTGATCAAAAGGACAAACAAAAGATAAATAAAATATGGAAGAAACAAATACAATGTCTGTTACTAAGATGAATGTCATTAAACGTAACGGCTCGTCAGAAAAATTAAATGTAGATAAAATAAACGCAGTAGTCAATTGGGCATGCGAAGGTCTAGTAGCCAATCCGTCAGATGTTATAATGAATGCCAAAATAAAAATTTATGATGGCATTAAGTCTACAAAAATACATGAAATCTTAGTCAATTCTGCATATGACCTCATTAGTGGTCGCACACCTGACTATCAATATGTTGCAGGTCGGCTACTTAACTTCTACACTAGAAAACAGGTGTTTGGTGTTTTTAGAGATGAAGACATGCCACACATCTTAGACGTTGTTAAGTCAAATACAGCAATAGGTCTATATGACACTGCACTAGAAGACAAGTATACAACCGAAGAGTGGAATAAAATAAACTCTATGATTGATCACTCTGCCGATGGTAAGTTAGAGCATGCTGCATACAAAAAAATGACAGATACGTATCTTGCTAAAAACAGGCACAGCAATTACATATATGAAACGCCGCAAATAGCATTTATACTTATTGCTGCAACAAAGTTTGATGATCTTGCTGATATTAAAGATTATTATGGTATGCTAAAAGGTCGTTGGCTAAATATACCAACGCCAGTTATGGCTGGTCTTAGAACCCAAACAAAGCAGTTTGCATCATGTACGCTTATTGATATTGCTGATGATCTTGATTCAATTTACGCTTCAGCGCATGCAGTTGGTCGTTTTGTTAGCAGAAAGGCTGGAATTGGTCTTAATATGGGTGCGATTAGAGGCCTTGGTTCACAAATACGAGCAGGTGAGGCAATAACAACTGGTGTTATTCCGTTCCTAAAGTTTCAAGAAGCAGCAACAAAATCATGCTCACAAGGCAGTATTAGAGACGGTGGTGCAACAGTTGCATTTCCTATATGGCATATTGAAATAGAAGACATACTTGTACTTAAGAACAACAAAGGCACTAGTGAAAACAGAGTACGTAAAATGGACTACTCAATTCAAATAACCAGGTTGTTTCTTATGAGAATGGTTAAAAACGAAAAAATATCTTTGTTTAGCTCTTCAGATGTTCCTACCTTATACCCATTATGGGGTGGTCCTGGTTTTGACGCAGAATACATCAAATTTGAAAATGACCCAAGTGTCAAACGAAAGGTTATACAGGGTAGAGACTTACTAATGTCCCTCGTCAACGAAAGAATCAATACTGGTCGAATTTACATTTCTATGCTAGATAATGTAAACAACAATAGCCCTTGGGTAGACCTTATACAAATGAGTAACTTGTGTCAAGAAATAAAGCTACCAACAAAGCCAATTTATGACATAAACGATATCAACGGTGAAATTGCACTATGTATGTTAGGTGGTGTTAACCTCGGTAAAATTAGTGGTCCTGATACTTTTCATAAATTAGAAAAACCACTATCAATGTTGGTTAAAGGTATTGACAATATAATTTCAATACAAGAATACCCGGTGCCAGCAGCAGAAAAACAAACTAAACGAAGAAGCATTGGCGTTGGCGTAACAAACTTTGCATATTGGTTAGCAAAAAATGGCCTAGCCTACGGTGACTCTGCAACTCTACCTTTAGTTGATGAACTATTTGAACACATTCAGTACTACCTCATCAAGGCATCTGTACAATTAGCAAAAGAACGCGGAAAGTGTGAATTTTTTGACCAGACTAAGTATGCACAAGGTATATTACCTATCGATAGATACAACAAAAACGTTGATGAACTAGTCATGCGTGACTACACATTAGACTGGGAAGCCTTAAGACTAGAAGTTTTAGAACATGGAATGCGAAACTCTGTACTTTCTGCAATAATGCCTGCTGAATCATCGTCACCAGTTACAAACTCGACAAATGGCATAGAGCCACCAAGAGCATTGGTCACTACGAAGACAAATAAAAACGGTAGCATCAAAGTCGTAGTGCCATCTATAAAATCACTAGGTGCTAGGTATACGACAGCTTGGGACCTTAAGTCTAATAAGCCAATTAACGATATATCTGCAGTTATACAAAAGTGGATAGATCAATCAATATCTGTAAATCATTACTATAACCCATTATCTTTTGAAGGTAAAAAGGTACCAGCAAAAGTTGTTATTAATGACATCATAGACTTCTTTAAGTATGGCGGTAATAATTTGTATTATGCAAATACACTGGATGCAGTGGTAGAGGATGATACTAATGATTGCGAAAGCGGTGCATGCACACTATAATTTAACAAAAAACTAAAATGGGTTCAACACAAACAAAAAAGATTATCAACACAAACATAGTAGACCAGTCAACGCAACCAATTTTCTTTGGTGAGCCCATGGGGTTTCAGCGATATGACAATCCTAAGTATACACAAATTGACGAACTGTATGAAGCACAATTGTCTATGTTTTGGCGGCCACAAGAAATAGACCTAACAAAAGATCGTGCAGATTTCCATACTCTTACCGAGCATGAAAAGTTTATTTTTACTAAAAACTTAGGTTATCAAATATTACTAGACAGCATACAGTCTAGAGGTATTTTACACTTATTAGAAGACTGTTCAAACTTAGAATTTGAATCGTTCTGTGAAGAATGGGCTTTCTTTGAAGGCATACACGCACGGTCTTACACTCACATCATAAAAAATGTATACCCGAATCCGTCTACAATATTTGATGAAATATCAACTGACGAAGAAATCATAAAGCGTGCCTCTTCAGTGACACAATACTATGACGACTTAATCAACAATATTGGTAATGAAACCCAGTACGACAAAAAGAAAAAATTGTATCTTACTCTTGTTTCAATTCAAATTTTAGAGTTTGTTAGGTTTTACATATCGTTTGCGTGTTCATACTACTTTGCTGAGCAAGGCAAAATGATTGGTAACGCAAGCATTATTAAGTTAATCAACAGAGATGAAAACATTCATGGTTCATTAACAAGGTTTGTAGTCAAGCAATTAAGAACAAGAGAAGACGAAGGCTTTATCGAAGTTGCAAAAGATTGCGAGGACATAGTACAAAAAATGTGGTCTGATGCTGCCCAAGAAGAAATAAAGTGGGCTGAATACTTGTTTAAAGACGGAGACCTAATGGGTCTTAATGCTGAAATACTAACAAAGTACATGAAGCATTTAGTAAACCTACGAATGAAAAATTGCGGATTTACACCTATTTTTGAAAAAACAAAAAACCCAATAACTTGGATTAACAAGTATGTTGATTCTGGTAGTGTTCAAGTAGCACCGCAAGAAACAGAAATTACTTCGTACTTGTCAAATTCAATGGACGGTAATATACAAGACGGTGAAATAAACGTTGACTTCTAGGAACCTATTGAGGTTAGGATAACTCAGTTAGAGGGCAGGAGACTTAATGTTTCTTGCCCTTTATTTGTTTACTACTACTGAAAAGTTTATACAATGCAACAATTTTCTGTTGAAAATTTAACATTTTAGATTGCTCTAAAGAGTCTAATTGTTATATATTTATATAACAATAAAAACAACAATAATGCAAACAGTAACAACAACAGCATCAGAATATTTAAAATCTATTAGACTTGGCTATTATGAACCAGTGCGTTGCATATCTTTAAGAGAAAAACTAGTAATGCATCACAAACCCGGTCATGCACCAGTTGAAGTTTTAGTTAGAATATCAAAAACAGAAAATACACAAACGATGCAACCGAAAAGCTAATTATCAAACTCATGCCTGGTCACCTATTGTCTAAATAGTTTCGTTAGCATTGCAATACGTAAAATAATTTAACTTAGCAATTACCTAACTGTAATACATAATACATTAAAAAAAAAAAAAATGAAATCATTAAAATCTTACATTAACGAAGCAGCAACAGTAAAGTTTGACCTTGATGTTATTGCACCTTTCGATGCTGCATCAGAAAAAAATGCACAACGAAAGTTTAAAATTACGACAGAAATTACTATGTCTGAAGTAACTGGTACAATAAGCGACAGTGAAACAGACGTAACCGTTACATTTAGTAATGGCGATATGATAGAATATACAGCAGACAGAAACGTAACAATGTCAATAGAGACTGCAGTAGGTGAAACGGTTAAACTTGACAATAAGGCTGATGACTACATGGGTTCTACTGGTTCTGTTGTTGGTGATCTTGCTCTCGTCTATAAAGACTGGAAAGCAGGAAAAATTAGAGCATAATACAAACGCATAAATAAGAATAGTAATATATTTTAATAATAAGACATGAAATCACTAAGCACACACATCACAGAATCGTTTGTTAACGAGTCTGTGATGTGTGTGCTCGACTTAAATATTGTAGTTGATCAGCAAATTAACAATATTAATCGTGTTATTGCTGACCTATCTACTAAAAAATCAAAAGAAGAAGACATCAAGTCTTTAAACGTCGACGTAGACAAACTGCAAGCAGTTAAAAAAAATAGGAAAGCAGTCGATGCTAATAATTCGGTGGTCAAATATGTTAATAGTAGACAGGATGTCTTTAAATCGTTATCATTTAAATTGTCAACCGCAGCAAACGGTAACCCTGCTTTATATCTAAAATTTAAGTCATCCAGAATGTCTGATGATGAGATTGAAACAATAAAAGATGAGATGACAGCAGTTAAAATAGATAAATCTAAAATGCAATGGTCTGCAAAGACAGGAACTCTTAGTATAGATTTAACCTAAAACTTTACAATATGAAGGCATTAAGTAAACATCTTACTGAATCTCTTGTCGCAGAAGGTCAATGGTCATCATACTATGATGACCATGAGCCAGAAGGAAAACTGGCAGCATATGTCTATGACGCAAGTGTTGGGTTCATTGACCCGGCTGCACTAAATTCTTTACTAAAAAAGTACCCAAATCAAAAAAAGATGCTTGCTTTCAGAGGTCTATTTTTTAGGGATATTGAAAGTTACAAAGGATTTGTTGCTGACATCAAAAGTAACAAAATAGACCTGTCAGGCTATACTAGCTGGACTCGATCTGTCGACACTGCACAACAGTTTGCCTTAACATCACCAACAAATAACATTATGCTGCTTGGTCGTGAATTTTTTAAGTCTGAAGATCAAAGAAGAAAAGTAAAAGACTATACGCAAGGATATGGTGTTATCATTGAAACGGTTATTAGGCGAGAACAGGCAATAGACGTTAGTCTAGTGCCACACGTTAGTCAAGAAGACGAGCTTATACTGCCAGCTGGTAACTATGTTGTTAAGATTTTAAAAACGTTTAAGCCACACAGACAAGGTGTTAAAGATATTGTAGACCTAAACGAATATGTCATGAAACAGCGAAAGATAAAAAGTGGTCTTGGTCAACAAATGGACTACTCAATGCTAGAACATATTTTAGCTAATTATGAAGAGCAATTGAATGACGATTCTAGAAAACACCTATTTCAAATGTTTTCTGGTGGCATGACAAGTGCAAGTTGGGTGATTAAAACGGGCACAATGGACAGTTATGACGCAATAACTAAAGCAGGTCAATTTTTAGAACCAGAAAGAGATGATAAGTATTCAAGTGAATATGGTACAGACTCATTGCTTAAAGATAAAAAGCAAGTTAAGGCTATACTATTTGCTAAAGGTTTTAATAGAAATCTTTTGGCGTATTTGCATCTATTTACTGATGCAGACCAAGAAAAAGTTAAACAGGCAATTGATCAATTAGGGGGCAGTCTCGTTCAAGAATTTGAAATGCTAAACTTATCAACCGAACAAGACTACTTTTTTCGAGTTGATGGATTAGAAATGATGTCTAAGTTTATGGACACTAAATTAGCAAGCAAAATTGGTCGACTTTTAAATATTAAAGTTGGTGAATACTACAAAGAATTAAATAGCAAGGCGTCAGTCGATAAAATAAATAGCCTTATTGGTAAAGAACAAGCTGTTGCAATTGATAGCATGGTTAACAACATGAAAAAACTGTTTAAAAACTTAAACTAAAAACATTTCTTTTTTGACACTAGACTTGAAAGTTTAACACTTTAACTAGTCCAGTGTCATTTATTTGTTATATATTTATATAACAATAAAAAACAAATAGAAATTATGAGAGGATATGAAGACTTTAAATTTGAAATGAGTAATGCAGAGGCTAACGGTATCATCGATATAGATGATTTAACGGGAATTAGAGTACAAGACACATCAACAAATGAAATAATTGATGTTAGGATAAAAGATTCTTTTAAGAAAGAACAAATATTGCCAATTTTGATGCAGTACACTTTTATAGTGTTTTACGATAAATACGGTAACGGTCATGCAAAAATCACACTATAATAAAGCAATTATGAAACCAATCGAATTTATCAAGCGTTACGGGTTAGACAAGGGCACTAACTTTGACAGGTCTGCATTTAAAGAAGACCTAACATCAGAATTCATTGCATTCTTAGAACTAAACAAGGCCAAGGATAACATTAAAGGTTTTGACAACTCAGTTAAAGTTATCAAAATGAAATTCGATGCAATTAACAACAAAACTCTCGGTGACATTAGTTCTTTTTGGGGTTTCTTTTTTGCAGCAGTTATTGTACCTTTACGAGAACAGCTTTGTCCAGCAGTGACTAAAAGGAGGCAAGACGCAAAGGCAGAAAGACAAAAGCAATACGAAGATAGGAAAAAATTCAACGATGAATACTATGGTGACAGTTGGTCTAACTTAAGTATGGCATTTATGTCAGTACTGGTTACGCCAACAAGTTCTTTTGTCCAACTTGGTCTTACTATTGATGCAACGTTACAAGATGTTAAGTCAACATACAGAAAGTTGTCAATGAAGCATCATCCAGATTGTGGAGGCAAACAGGCAATGTTTATACAAATAACTGAGGCAAAAAACAAATGCATTAAGTACTTAAGCAAGTAACAACTTCTTTAAAATTTATGCAAAGTAACAACTTCTTTAAAATTTATGCAAAGTAACAACTTCTTGAAAATTTAACACTTTAAGTTGTCACGTAACAACTAATTGTTATATATTTATATGACAACAAAAAGTAAACAATATTATGCAAGTACTATATTTTCACGGTCTAAACAGTGGACCTCAGTCACCTAAATTTTTAGCAATACAAAAGCAATGGCCTCAGGCAAAATGTTTTTATTGGACACCAACAGAAAAGCAACTAAGTCAAAGAATTAAAACTTTAGCAGTTGAAATGTCAACGTCTACTAAAGATGTATTGATTATTGGTGACTCTGCTGGTTCAAACCTCGCTTTACAATTTAGAACTGAAATAACAAAGGCAAACTCATGGTGTAAGTTAATAATAATTGCACCAATTTTTAATACAAAACAGCTTATTGACTCTTCTATTCTACCCAAAAACATAATTGATCAAATTGTCACAGTTGCAACATTAAATGATGCTATGCTATTGCTGCCAAGAGAGGATGAAATATTAGACTATTCAGAAATACCAGGTCAAGTATTACGGTCAACTGAAGTAAAAAGAATACCAGGAGGCCATGCAGTACTCGGTTTTAGCCGCTATATTAAAGACATGGTACTGTTTAGTAATACAATAGCTGTTTAGTAATACAATAGCTGTTAGTAATACAATAGCTGTTAGTAATACAATAGCTGTTTAGTAATACAATAGCTGTTAGTAATACAATAGCTGTTAGTAATACAATAGCTGTTTAGTAATACAATAGCTTTTAATTACAACCTATTGATATATAATCTAAAAAGAAAAAATGAAATCACTAAGAGTTAGACTTAACGAATCATTAGTTAATGAATCTGTTCAAAATTTATTAGCTGGTGATCTAGATAAAAAGACAGCAATGGTTGACCAAGTTTGGCAATTGCTTAAAGATGCATATGCCAGTCAAGGTGGCATAAAAGGTTCTGGTTTTGCGTCTAAACAAGACATGTTACGTATTCCATTTTGGAAACTTGACATTGTAGACGGTAAAGTACTTGCTGTGATTTTGTACAAATTTAAGCAAGAATCCCCTAACGGTGTCACATTTAGAAAAATGGCAGCAGGTGGAATACTAAGAGACCCTGAAACTAAAGCAATGGCAAAAAAGAAATTTTCGAATATGATTAAAGACGACTTTAAACGTAGTATTATGGAAGTTTCTGGTGGCATGCTTGATTTTTTACGTAAAGGTTTTCCTCAGGAATTTAAGCAATATAGATTAACTGTTAAAGAAGCTCAAGCTATACTGACCAGTAGGGAACTAACTGCACATGATGTGTATACTTATAGTAGAATTTTAGGTGGAGCTGGCAAAGAAGTCCACAAGAAAATGATGTTTGGCACAATACAACCAAAAAGATAGATAGCGTATAGGCATCGTTAAAAGAATTGTAGTTACGCCATAGCTACAGTATTTGTTTTTGTTAAAATAAAGGGTTGATTCGAAATCAGCCCTTTATTGATGTTAACAACTTACAAAAAATGTTAACAACTACACCATATAAAGTTGTCAAGTTATGAATAAAATTGTTATATTTATATATAACAAAAAATACATACAATGGCATTACCGACTACGAAAAAACAAATGATGACACTGGCATCATTTGTAACGACTAAACTGTTTAGTTCTGATTTACTACGTGACTTAATAAACGACCAGCTAATTATTATTGACGATACATATGCAATAGATGGCTTGGCAAACGCTATAGCCTGTATACACTCAGGTCTTAGTCATCCACCAATTCACGTCATACAGGGTCAAGACCAGCTAAGACTAACAATTGTTACTGGTCAAACGGCATTACTTGCTGCATCACATGTTAACAATACCAACGTTACTGTAACCGTACTGTCAGCAACTGCTACAGAAGAGGCACAGGCTCAATTTATAGAACTTGCAAAAACAGCAACCAATGGATAACTTGAAAGAACAAAGCAGTGCACAGTATAAGAATAACATAGCAAAACGGTTCACTGCTGCAGTTAATAACAATAGACACTTTGTTGGTCTTAACAACTTTGACAAGGCCAACATATTTTTAGACATGATTGCAGTATTTGTGCCAGAGCAGCACTTAAAGGGTGAACAGTACATGTCAACATATTACGATGGTATCTTTATGGCACCACTAGGCACCACATCAGAAGCCAGAAAGTCAGAAATGCTAAGACAAGTGCGATCATGGTTAGATTAACTAAAGATATTAAAGCACAACTATTGAATGACATTGAGACTATATTTGATGAAAGTATTAGTAGGCAATAAATGAAAAAACTTAGAACTTGTGTATGAAACGAATTGAAATTAAGATAAAAATTAAAAAATGGCAAAGGTCATTTATAAGAGATAAATGGGGCAGTTTAACAAATTGTTATTGGAATAGCATGGCTAAAAAAGAAATAATTAAATTGCAAGGCTTAGAGGTCATTTAAAAGAAACAACATGAGGTTAATGCAAAATTTTATAAATAACGAAACTGGTCAGATACACTACGAGCCTGTTAAATCAAACATATACAGTCTTATAGGGCGTTTTTTTGCTTGGACACGAATCCACTTTTGGTCTTTTTGCCCTGAATGTAATAGTGACGCACCAAAATTATATGATTGTAAGGTTTGTCAATGGGATACGAATTCCCCATTTAATGGGGCAAAAAAGAAAGAGTATTGGAACAACTGGAAATTGCAAGATTACTTAAATGACTTATAACAACGGATAAACAGGACACAAGCAATTAACAAAAATAAATAAAAAAACTATTATGAATGAAATTCAACAAGAAATAATCGACAAAGTGGTCAAAGCACTAGACAGACACGTACATACTTTCCTAGTCAAAAATGGCACTAAAATAAAAACAAAGCCATTTGGTGCCCTGTATACAGATGTAGCAAAGGCACTAGGTTTGGATATGTCAGAAACCGCTGAACATAACAGTACTATGATGCCTGTATATCCTATGCGGCTAGATGACTTTACACGTAACAGACTTGCAACAGCAGACAATCACCTTGTCGTTGATGTCAACTACATGTACCCTACGATATTTAGGCACATGTTTATCAACAAATTATTAGAAACAAACAGACCAAATTTTGACAAAATGTATATTTGGCTACTAGACAACATACAAATACTAAAGGTCCAAGAAAACGCTGGAGCATACTATGTAGCAAGATACATACTCAACTCTTTATATGGTGTTATTGCTGCAGCATCGTATATAATTGGCACAGACATGCCACTTCGTGTAAACAGTAAACAAACTTCTGCTATGAAACAATGTATGGAGGACATATCATCATTAGTACTATACAAACCATACACCATAGCAGTAGACATCGACATTATGTGGCTAAAAGACACAGCAGAAGCACATATAATGCTAAAAGAGCTACAGGATAAATACGGCTTTACAATTGCATCAAAAGTAGTTGCAGACAAAAATGTAGACTTTAGACCTAGCAAAAGCACAAATAGAGCATACGAAAAATTCATAAAAGGCTAAAGACAAAACATTGTGACAACATACGTTAGAGATATTTACAAAGGTGGCCGACGAAACGATGAATTTCTAAAAGCAATTAAAGATGCTGATGGGGACAAGAAACCAGGTTTCTTCGCTTCAGATTTAGAAAAACACTTATTTGCAGGCGTATATTATGGATGGTTAGTTAACAAATACGGCAATGATTGGGCACAAAATCTCTAGCACCCCGAATTAGCAACTGACTTAATTAACAAGACAAGTAACAAACAAATGAAGACTCAAAGGATTATTTTTAGCATGGAAACATTACCTAGCTTGCAAGACACAAATATTATCGTACCAACAAAAGGTGTTGGCAAAGGCATGCCTCACTTTAGGGAATACTATGGCAGTGCACAAAAGGACATGAACGATGAATATCATGACTTGTTTACATTATCATCAGAAGAAATTTTGCCTGGTGACGTATTCTATTGTCTAAAGGCTAAAAAGATTAAAATACGTGCAATAGATCACGAAGTCACTAAATGGCACAATGCTACAAGTCTTTACGATAGAAAAGTTATTGGTACAACAAGCAAGGTCATACATAGCCTAGTCAGTTGCCATAGTGACATTAAATTACTGACAAAAGGGCAAGAATTAATGTATTGTCAAAACGAAGACATATATGAAATACTAGGCATACAAAAAACTTTATGAAAGACAATTAAGTATGAGTAATTAAATGTAACAACTTCTTGAAATTTTATGCAAAGCAACAATTTTCTTTTGAAAATTTAACACTTTAAGTTGTCATATAACCACTAATTGTTATATATTTATATAACACCAATAAATAAATACAACTATTATGAGTACAAGTCAAAAGCACAACGTCATACAAATTGCAAAAACTGCACATGCTGCACATCGTGCATTTTGTATTAATGTTGAACAGTCAAAACAACCAACTTGGCCGGAAACGACACAAAGCCACAAGTTAACAGTTTACAATTCTATTAAGAAAATACTTTCTGGTGAACTACGGTCACCACAAGAGGCTCACGAAAACTTTGTTAATATGAAATTAGAAGGCGGTTGGGTTTGGGCTCCGGTTCACAATGTAGAACTAAAACACAATCCTAGATTAACAGCATTTGACAAGTTAACACCAGCAAACATATTTAAAGACATCATGTTTTTCGATATCGTTATGTCATTCAAAAAATAAGGAAAAACTCATGAAAATATCAATTAAATTTTTCGGTGTGTCATACAATACAGGAAAGAGTAAGACCTTTAAGCATGAGTTTGAAACTGGTGTAGAGTTTAGTGACATAACAAAAAAGGTAAGTGGCAAGCTCAAGGAAATACTTCTAAAATACAACCCTAAACTAACATCATTACCTGACGACTATACGATTGACGTTTTTGAACAAGCAATGGACTGGGTTGATGAACGTGATAATACTGACATTATTCATCAGTATGAATTACAAAGCATAACTAACTACAAAGTAGTGTCCGTCGGTTTAGTAAAACAAAAATCAGCAGAAAAAAAGTTTGTTCAGGAACACGGAGACAAAAGAATAGCTAAAGGTTCTATATATCACATACAGGGTCACGACATAAAGGCTGAACAAGTATTAGTTTTTCTTGACTCAGCAATATCTGACCCGCAACTAAAACTTGACATGCTTGCTGTATACAAAAAAATGTATAAGTCTATCAAGTCGTTAGGTTACAAAAAGCAAGTTAGTATAGTCTTGGATTCTACAGCTGTTGCATATACTGCCGCTACAGCTACTCTGGCTAAACTTTCTGACTACAACAAAGAACTTAATGCATTACCATCTTTTGTATGGAAAGCAGCAATATACCAGGACGAAGTCGCAACTTCTGTTTTTGTTAATCAATTTAAAAGTGGCAAGCTTAGTGAAAAAGGAAAATTGATACTAAGTAGTTACGAAGACCGATATAAAAAATTACAAGGATAATGAAAAATAAAACGCAAACATAAAAGATGCCAGAAATAGCAGAAGTTAGATTAGTTTCAGATTACATTAATGAGGTTAGTAGAGGTCAACGATGTAGTGGCATTACTAAAAGCCAAGTACATAAAGGTCTTGATCTTGAGCCTTGGTACAATGACAATTGCAGTTGGGGTATAAGTAAGCTTAGCTCAGAGGCAAGAGGCAAAGAACTGCATGTTATTATGTCACACCCACAAGACACCAATTTGTCATTAAGGGTTCGTTTTAATCTTGGTATGTCTGGTCACTTTGTACTGCATGACACTACGACTAGACCAAAGCATGCACACATAACATTTAGTCTCAACTATGACGATCAGCTTAGCTTTGTTGATCCTCGGCGATTTGGTACATGGAAACCTATTCAAACATGGCATCCAAACCGAGGCCCTGATGTTATTACTAGTCCAGCACTAGTCAAGCAACATATGGAAAAACTGCTAATGCATAAAGACCGTTTAAAATCTGCACCAGCAATGCTATTGAATCAGTTTTGGTTTAACGGCATTGGTAACTATCTTAGGAGTGACCTCCTTTATATACTTGATGTCAGCCCAACTTGGACTATTGAGCAGGTTATTGCACATCATGGTGTTGATCATTTTGTTGATGTTATGGCTGGTCTATGCATTCAAATGTATCAGGTTGGCGGTGGTCGACTTCAGTCATTTAAAACTCCAGGTCTCGAGTATCAAAAGTTGACAAAGTTTTATTGTTATAGTCAACGAGGTATGTGCCATGTTTATGACCCATCTGGTCGCAGGCTTTGGTTCCATCCTAAATGGAAAGAACAGGTTGCAATGGCTTGGCCAACCAAGACAATTGGCGAAAAGGCATAAACTGCAGCAATAGTGTTATATTTAAAATACGGTAAATTTATCAAAAGATTATGAAAATACAAATGTTGCATTACGCAGATATTCAAATAGAAGTTAGAACCAGCGGTACTGGTGCACAAAGATATGATGAATTTGCAAGAGGTCTTCAAGACATCGAAGCAGTTGCTCAAAGGATGCAACCTGACATTATAGTTATTCCTGGTGATATTTTTGAATTTCAAGATGCTAATGCTGAAGAGTTAAAATTGTTTACTCAACACTTACATGCTATTTTACCCACTTGCAAAAGAGTCATCATCATACCTGGGAATCACGATGTTAGACAAAGAGGTATTGCACTAACGACTAGCACAGAAAAAAGAAACTTAACCGATGCTATTGATCTTGCTGTTACTGCAGTAAAGTCACCTAAAATATCATATTACCAAAAAACCGGACTCTACGAGGACACTACTTTTGACATTACCTGGGCAGTTTGGTCACAATGGACCAAGCATAGTATGGCTGACGTAAAACCAGCATATAGCCCTTGGGTAGACAATGACATTAAGTCAGTAAAAACATCTTCTGTTATTGAATTGTTTCACGATCCAGTTATGGGTTGCAAACACTTTGACGGTCAACCTAGTAAGCATTTCGAAAATTACAAAATTACGATGGCAGACTTTCAGGCACCAACAGTACTTGCTGGTGATATTCATGCACCTGACATTGTTAGAGACGGTGACAAGACATTTACATATTGTAGTTCACTAGTACAGCGTAATTTTGGTGAAGGTGACTATTACGATGGTCACAAATTGACAGTAAAGGGTAACTGTCAGCATGGCTACAACATTTTGACTTTTGATACTGACATTAACCGGGTTGTTGATATTGAATTTTTTAGTCTTAATCAGGTTGTTAGTAGGCATACGATATACCTGTCTGACAAGTTTGATTATGAAACTATGACTGCATTACTAAGTATTGAGGCTACAGAACTAAATAAGATTAGACTGGTTTGCAAATCTGGCCTTAGTGAATTTACTAAAAATGAAGAGGCCCTAGTTCGACACTTTAAGTCTAAGTATACTTGCTCTGTTGAAACAGACTGGGCCAAAGATGTCCTTAGTGTTGAGGTTGATACTACGGAATATGCTGACTTATCACAAATAGTTGATAAGGACAAAATGCTAAAGATTTCAAAAAAGTACATAGACACTATTGTTAAACAGTCAACAACAATTGAAACAGAAGATCGTGAAGCATCAGCAGCAATGATATATGAAATGTTTGAAGAACAATTGCTTGCTGCAGACTTGACTAACAAAAAATTAAGCATTGACATTATCGGCGGTACTGTTAGTAACTTTATGTCATTTACAAAAGATGTACAAATACGATTTGGTAATGCACCAATTACTAAGATAACGGGGGCCAATGGTGTTGGCAAAACAAAACTGTTTGACTTTTTAAAATGGATGACTAAAGATCAAATAAGTAGTAGTCAAAATCTAAGAAACAAACGATATAACTACGCCCTGTATTTTAATGATCATTCAGAAGCTGACACTGTTAGTGGTGAACTTAAGTTTATTGTTAACGGTAAACCACACAAATTGGTTAAGACGTTAACCCGTTCTTGGAAAAAAGGCAAAAAAGACATATTTGCTAAAAATTGGATAGACAACCTATCTGGTACGCCAACGATGTCATTAACCCTAACTTCGTCTAACCTTACAACTGATAACACACAAGAAGTTGTGGAATACATGGACAGTTTATTTACTTTTCAAGAGTTAGAGCAACTTGTATTCATTAACAGCTTTTCTTTCGATCGTCTAATTAATATGAAGCCTGAAGACTTGTCTGCTAGATTCTTAAACATTATTGGTCTTGATGCAATGACAGACCTACTGGGTCAAATAGAAGATGTTAAGGCTGCAAAGCTTGGTCCGTTGGCTAAACCTGCAATGACAGTAAATCAAATTGTCGAACAAATAGCACAGATTGAAACCAAAGCTCAAACTTTAGAGCATGATACCAAGGCCAAGCGGTCAGAAGCAGAGGCAATTGAGACAGAGGTAGACGCGAAGACTAAAGACACAAACGGGTTACGTTCTAAACTGCATCAGGTAGACAAGACGCACATTATAGACGCACAAATAGAAGTCATTAACGCAAATGTGGCAAGGCGACAGGATACAATTACTGAAAAACAGGCTCGTCTAGACCTCTTACTGGCAACCAAAGATTCAATGTCAATTGACAAGTTAAAAGACGGTAGTCATGCCTTAGAACTTAAACTTGTTAACGCTAGGCATAAGGTAGAACAAAGTGAACAAAGGGCAGAGTCAATAAGGCAAACTATTGATGCTAAAAAGTCTGATGCAGTACTAATAGTTAAAGACGTTACGTTTGAGTTAAATAGTGAAATAGCAATACAAGAAAAGTCAATTTCAGCAAAGAGAGAATTAATACTAGAACTTAAAGGCAAAAAGTCAGCCCACGTGGCTTCTTGGTTAAATGAAGTACAGCGTAGCAAAAATGCAGTTGATGAATTACTCAACAAGTCTATTACAGTTGGCTCAGGTCTTAATGATGCACTGTCAGCAATAAAAATTGTAGCCGCAGAAGTCGCAATGGCAAAAAAGACAATTACTGAAAAGATAGAACGTGCAGAAAAAAAGGTTGCTGACTTAGTAACATCTAAGGTTTGCCTAACCTGTAAGCAAACAAAATCAAAAAGTGCACAAGAGGCAATTGACAAACAAATAGTAACAGTAAAGAAGTCAATAGTAGACCAAGAAGCAGAAATGCTATTGCTAGGCGGAAAGGTTGACACCATAAAGGCAGATTGGTCACAGTGTCAGACAAAGATTGAACTAAACAAAGCCATACAGGCAGAGCATAACAAAGAGTCGATAAAGCTTAAAGCCTTACTTTTAGGTGAAACAGTACCTAATATTTCAGAATGGCAACAGGCTTTTGCAATGGGTCAGGCAATAACAAAGGAGTTAGCAGACCAAAGTGAACAGCTAGAGACTCTTACTGCTGAAGTTGTTCACTTTGGTGCAGAACTAGGTGCAAAACTTAAGCAACACGATCGTGTTATTGAAGCAAAGTCACAAATAGTAAAGGTTACTCAAGAACTTGAAGAGCACAAGGGGTCAGAGGCCTTGCTAAAACAGGCAGTTATAGACATTAAGATTGATATGGCTAAAATTGAAGCCAAGCTTGCAGAACTAGCCACAATTGATGACAACATACAGGAACTTAATGATGCGGTTAAGCTTCACTTGGTAGACAATGAAAAAGAAAGGGGTACACAACAACTGCTTACACAAAGGCTAAGATGGTCAATAGAAAATAAAGAAACACAATTAAAGATAGACACGCAAGACAGGTTGCTAGGTGACATGAAAGAACAGGCAAGGTCAGTTAATGAAACACTAGCCGCATTCGCGCAAGAAAAGGCATCAGGTATTCAACAGGTTGAAATACTTAACGGCAAAATAGGAGAAGTTAGACAATGGAGACTAGTTGAATCAAGTCTTAAATTGTATAAACGACTGCTTGGTAAACATGGCCTGCCTCAGTACATATTTGCACATATTGTTGGTCTAATTAATACTAAGCTAAACGAAAGCCTTGAAGGCGTAGACTTTAGACTACAATTCGATCAAGACACATTGGAGCTTAAATTTATCGATCTTAAGCAAGATGTTATGAGACCAGTACAATTTGTATCAGGTATGCAAACGACAGTCATAGCCCTGGCCTTGATTAATATTATGAGGCAGTTAAACGGTAGCAAACAATTTAATGTCTTAATGATTGATGAAATATCTGGTAAGCTAAACGACGGCAAAGACCTTACATACGAGGCAAGAAATTACAAAGAATTGGTTCAGCAATTTATAGCAACTATTAGTAAGGGCTGCCAGGTTGTCATTGTTGACCACACGCTAACATTTAAGGACTCTAAGGTTATAGAAGTCTTTCCTGACACAGGCGGTTCAAACTTAAAATACAGAAAATAAATAAAACAATATGAATTACACGAAAGAGCAACAAGACTTATGGCATAATGGTGATATAGATGAAATTCTAGCCTATTGCGCAAAGAGTAATGGACACAAAAAGATTACAATTTCAATCCTATTAGAAGATAGTGATAACAAGGAAAGAGAAGAGACAAGATGTCAACTGCTAACGAGTACAATTAGTGCTAAGCCTCCTGGTGTGGACCTGACAAGTAGCCTTTTACGGTCAATGTTTGAGCAAATGTTTATTAGGTCGACGGACATTGCTAATCAAGGCCTGACGCCGTTAGAGGTTAATGCAACACATACCGAGGCATAATGAGCTAGCATAAAAACTTTACGTTATTTCATTCTTGTATACATATAATCTAAACTAAGCATAAAGGATGAAAAGTATAACTTCATACATTAACGAAAAATTGGCTACACAAGATGTTGATGCTACCCGTTTTCCGAACGGCGGCAAAACTGATCGTGACTTTTTCAGCAAGGGTCAACGAGATGGTAACAAGGTCGATGACATTGTTAAGACAGTAAAAGTTAAAATATCAGCAAAAGAGCTTCTTGCTTCACAAGATGCTGTTTACTTAGGTAAATCTTTAAGCATGGCGATTGGTGGTGTTTCTGGTGGTGATCTTGGCAGTATTGTTAGTAAAGAAAATCGTATACTAGACGGTCACCATAGATGGGCTGCTACGATGTTTAATAATCCTAATGCAATACTAGATGTTAGCAAAGCTAACATGACAATTGGTGATCTTATACCAGTACTTCGTGCAGCTGGTGACAATTATGGTAACAAAAGAGGCAACGATCAGGTTTCTGGTGACCTTAACGTATTTAAGGCGACAGTTTCAGATATTGAAGACAGCATTTACAAAGGTAAAGGCATGGATGTTGCATTTTACAACCAACAAAAAGCAATTGATTGGTACGAAAGCATTGGTGCCAGTACTATATCAAAAAGACTTTCTATGCTACAAGCTGCAAAGCCTCCAGTTGGTGCACCGGCCCGAAAGGACATGCCAAAAATAGAACCAGAACAAGTTGATAAAGTTACTAAGTCAATGTCCAATGGTGATATTGATATTAGAGACCCTTATGTTGCTGAATCAAAAAATAACAAAAAGAAAAAGAAAACTATAAAATCATTAAGCACACATATCACCGAATCATTAGTTAACGAGGCTAGTGAAATGGTATCAGGTTGGCCTAGATATTACAACAAAAAGTCATCTCAAACGTTTGTATTGACAAAGTTACAAAATGATCGAGCTACGTATATGGCATACTTTCGTGGTTATGAAACAGATGGCCCTGTAATATTTAACAGTGTACAAGAGCTACATAAATTTGAAGCAGGCACAAACGTCTCAAGACAACAGGCAGAAACATATCGATTTAGTAAAGAAATAGCATTACCTGAAGCAATAAAATAACACACAAAAAAACAACTATGAAATCATTAAGCGCACACATTACAGAATCATTTAGTTTCAGCAAGGTTACGGCTCCAAACTATGAAAAATGGTTATCAGATAACCCGGCTGGTCTTGACAATAAAAACGACCCTAAATATATGAATGCTGGTCGCTGGTTATCACACACTTTAGAAATTGTTTGGCGAACTGACGAAATACAGGCTGCTGCAGATTTATATAAATTAGCTATTGTTTCTTTTCCAGAGTTTAAACAAATTAGCGCTTCGGATCGTAAGCACTTCGACACAATAGTCGGTTGTATAATGACGCAAGAGACTGATGATTCTGACCTAGCAGGCTACATGAAAGCATTGCCACAACAAGCAAAGACTTACATTAAAGATCAGCAAGGTTCACCAGTAGGTGATGACAGTATGTTTGACTACGGTTTAGAATGGTTTTGTATGTCCGTACTTAACATGTAATAACACACAAAAACAACTATGAAATCATTAAGCACACATATTACAGAATCATTCGGCGGTTTGCTAAACGAAATGAAAGACGATAATTTTACAGAAGCACAGAACGGTAATCCTACACATAATTTTAAAGTATACAAAGAGATCATACAAGTTTATCCACATATGCAAAGTATTATAGAAGATAGTTTTAAAGTAGGTAGCCCAGACTATAGTATACATGGTATATGGGATGCAGGTAAGCAAATCGTTTTTTATTTTGATAGATCATGTGGTATTAGTTTTAAAAGACTAGGTAATGACTTGGCAAAGCATAACGTAAGTTTTCAATTACCTGGTAACACTGATTATAACTTTAACATATCAATAGATAAATGACACAAATAAAAACAACTATGAAATCATTAAGCACACATATTACAGAATCATTTGTCAACGAGTCAAATAGCATGTTTGCTGTTATGTTAACAGGAGGCTCTATAGGCGACAAGCCAAGACCGTCAAACGCTAGGGAATTTAAGGGCATGCCGGTACCAAAAGATGAACAGCTGTTCAGTAAGGAAGACGCCACGGCGAAAGCAAAAAGAATGAATAAATCAATGTCGCCCGGAGAACGTAAGCACTATCGTTTAAAATACGTTGTTGTACCAGTTAACGGCAACCTGTTTGAATCTGATAGCAGTAGGACTGTTGTTCTAAGTTCTGGTTTTAAGGAATAAAAAACAAAATGAAAAAATATGAAATCATTAAGCACCCACATTACAGAATCATTCGTCAACGAAGCTGTCCAAGATGTCAAGTCAGCAGCCAAAAGTGGATTTGATTTAGTCATTACTAAAGACTTAAGAGAAGGCACAGACTTTAAAGAAATCTCAGAAGAAGACTTCGACAGATATGATGAAGTAGTCGTTAGCCCTAATCCATTTGGTGTTGTACCTACTATCATTGAAAAAGGAACAGTAGTTAAAAATGTAAAACCGCAAGGCAATTATATAATGGGTGAATTGTTTGCTGTCTCTAGTAGAAATGGTCGAAATAAATTCGTTGGTAATATTACGTTGACGTTAGATTCTATATCGATACTTAAAATACCTGAACCAGTTAGAGGTATTAGCGCTTTAGATATTAGCAAGGCCTTGTATGACGCTGTAGTGTATACAAGTTTTATCGTAACAGACGGTGACAACACTATTGGATTTGCTCTAGGTCGTGGTTACGATGACGAAATGGCAGATAAGATCATTGCGGCCCTATCTCAGTTTGGGAATAAGTTAAACATACAAATAGGCGCGAGTGCCGGCGGTGATAAGGGCTCCGAATGTGTCTACTATAGCTAAACAAAAAAGAACAAAAAAGAACAAAAAATAACAAAAAAAAAAAAGAAAACTATGAAATCATTAAGCACACACATTACAGAATCGTTTCAAATTGATGAAGCAGGGCAAGAGATTATCAATCTCTATGTCTATACTGAAATGATTAACATTATGCGTCCAGGTCAAACTAAACCGACAGGACGTAAACCTGTTAGCATTGCTATTGTACCGATCACGTCTAATAACAAACGTAATCTTGCCAGTTTTGTTAAGCAAGACAAAAAAGGTGGTGCAGAATCCATAATTATTAAAGATTTGGACAAGGCAGGACAAGAATTAGCAGACTTTGCTAAACGATTCCCTAATCTCAAAATTGATCCACGAGATACTTTGCAACTAGATAATACTACGCTATATAGCATCGACGATAATGTCATACAAGACATAAAGTCAACTATTGATAAAGTCAACTATTGATAAACACACGAAATTACTAGGCAAAACAACTATGAAATCATTAAGTAAACACCTTACAGAGACCTTGGCGACAACCGTTAACGAGTCTGACATTCTTGGCAATCGTTTTACAATAATGCCACATGAATGGCGTACATTTGTTAAAATAGCCAAGGCAACAAACAGGTCTTTGAGAACAGTTACCGACAGTGGCCTTGATATTTTATTAAGTATTAAGACAAAACAGGCGGTTGCAAAATGGGACGAAGAGACACTTGAACTGTGGACTGATATGTCAAAGTCTGACTTTCAGGCAATAATATCAGGCAGGGCTAAACAGTCAGGGCGTTGGTTGCAAGACCCGGTAACAGAAGCGGTAACAGAAGGCATAGGTCAAGGTGACACAGTGACTGTAAAGATGGGTAAATGGTCAGGCCAAAGTGGCACAGTTACACTAATATTAAAAGACAGTTACATGCTTGATTTACAAGATGGCAATAGTGTAGAAGTCAAAAATTCAGAAATTTAAGCAAATGCTGCAACGGTGCATATATTTTATGCATCGTTGTTTAATTTAATTATACAACTAAAAAAATTACACAATTTATGCCTAAATCAAAGCACCGTAAAGGATTCAAAGCGAAAGCAAACAAACTTAAATCTACTCAGCTTGCACAAAAAAAGCAAGACGCACATAACCTCAAACGTCGAGTTAACAAGATTATGCTTGAAGAGGAACAACGAAAGCAGCTTGCGAAAAAGGCTCAACGAGACACCCAGCTTAGTGTGCTGAATGATGCAGAAGACAACAAGACTATGACGTCTAAGTTGTTAGAACCATAACACAAACAGCATGCAAAGAAATTCAACATTATTTCAAGAGCTTAAACGAACAGGTTGGGACAACAGAACGGCTTGGCAAAATGCCCATCCAGACCAAAAGCTATTGTCTACGTATGCAATTAACAAAGCACTACAAGAGCCAAAAGATTGGGATGCAATAGCACTAAAATGTTCAAATAATCCTAATCATGAAATGTTTGGTCTTACAGTTGAAGCAATCAGACTTGAATGGTCGTCGAGAGGCAAAAAAGGACAAAATCGCGGACTAAAGTTAGAGGACTACATTGACTCAAAATTGGCACACGGTGGTCAAGTAGACATCGCAGGTATTGAAGACCCCAAACTATTGTCAAAAATGGGTCACTTTGACAACCTATATGATACTGTGCTTAGCCGCATGCATTCTTGGATTGGCACAGAGATTTGGCTAACATCTAAAGTGCTAGGTCTTAGCGTTCGATGTGACAGCCTGTTCCTAGCGAAAGACAGCCCACAAATTTGTCTTATTGCTGAATGGAAAAACACAGAAAGTATTGCAACCTCGAACAGATTTGAGAAACTTATCGGCCCAGCATCACACCTTGATGATTGCGAATGGGTTAACTATACAATACAGTTTCAAATTTATCAATACATACTTCTAGAATATGGTATATTTGACGAGATTATAGCTCGATGCTTTCAATTTAAGACAACGGGCTATGAAACATTAGGTCCCGCATTTGATTTTGATCCTACTTTTATTGAAGCAATCGTTAACTTTACAAGAATAGAAAAATGAAAAACTTACTTTGTGTACCTATTAATGGTATGGCCGGTTCGGGCAAAGACACCTTTGCAGCAATGGCAGCAGAACACGTTGAGTCAATTGGCGCAGACATAGTAGTACATAATGTGTCATCAGTAGACCGGGTTAAACAGGCAGCACGCTTACTAGGGTGGCATGGTGATAAGGACAACAAGTCTAGGCAGTTCTTGTCTGACATAAAAGACCTTGCAACAGCGTACAGTAACAGCCCATTTAAGTATATGACAGGCCACGTTGAACGTGCCAACAGGGCAATAGTATTTCTACATATTAGAGAGCCAGAAGAAATTACAGCAATAGTGGAATGGTGCAAGACGCATATGATACATTGCCAAACTTTAAAGATATCACGTACTTCAGTTGACATCGTTGACAATAATACAGGAGACGTTGGCTCTACTTTACCTTACGACTATGACATACAGGTCAACAACAACTTGGCACTAGCTGAACTTAGACTAGCAGCTGAAGAGGTTGTAAACACCTGGATAGAAAAATACAAACTTACATGACAAAAGTACAAGAAAATAAACTGTTAATTGAATTTGAATTACTAAAATTGTCACAGCTAGGCATTAAAAATTGTACAGGTCAACACTACGAGTTGTGTACTATTGACGCCGCACAACTTTGTATTTCAATTACATCTGTACGCGGTCAAAATATGTGGTACGAGACGTACAGGTTCTTTGACGGCAAAAAAACAGGTCTGTACAAACAAAAAGTATGGGGCTTGCAATTAGCAAACATAGTAGAAGACTTTGTATCTTTGCTTTCTGAACACGAAATAAAAACGGCTACCAATATTTTACTAAAACGAAAGACTGCAACAGCAACAAAGGCTAAGACTGATACTAGCACAATGGCTCAATCTTCAAAGAGACCAACAAAGTACAAAAGAAATACAAGAGGCCAAACTTCACCAAAAGAGCCATTGCTGCAACAAACAAAAGACAGTACAGGTCTAACTAGACCTAGCAACCAAAAAGAGAGGGACCAGGCTAAACTTGAACGTAAACTATTTAGCAACCCAAAAATGTGGACGTTTAGCCTATAGTGCCAACATGAAAACAGTAACATAACTTAAAACCCATGCCAAAAAAAATCACAAAAAGAGGTGAACCTAAATGTAAAATGCAAGACTTACCTTTTTGGGATCGAAAAATTAATCCAATTACAGGTTGGCCTACTGCACAAGTGACTAGACTAGACGATGAAAGTAATGAAATGAAGTATTGGCAACAAAGTATAAGCATTGCAGGAGATAAGAATAGAAAATAATCAAGCGTTTTTGTTAACAAGTTATTGAAAAGTTAACAAATTAAGGTGTCATTTATGCACTAATTGTTATATATTTATATAACAATAAAAAACTAATACATCTATTATGAACACGTCAATCTCAATATTATCCACCTGGGGCGAATTATTTAGCCAAAACGTTATCGATAACAACAAAAACATTGATAATTTTGTTGGAACATTTAGCCATACTGGTACTACCGAAAAGTATTCAATGTATATGTTACATAGACTGTCAGAAATAGACCAAGAGTTAACAGGTCACATTCAGTTACCTGAACATCAAATGATATTCACTGTACAAACAAAAAGATCTTCAATTTTTGGAACATCTGCTTTTGTTATAATAGACTTTAAATCAAAACGAGTATTTTTTACCACAAATGGAGAAAATAACCCAATTAGTTTTAGTAAAGTTGGTAACAGAATACGCACCATATCAATAATGTGGCTCTATGAAAATATGATTAACACAAAAGCAATCGCATAATGGCACTAAAAGATAGACTAGGTAAATGTTACATGTTGGCATATCAACATGTAACAGAAAAACAAGATTGGACATTGTGTCACGGCTTTATTACAGATAATATTTTTGGCACTGGCAATACAATAGATCATGCATGGTGTGAACACAATGCAACTGGTAAACTATACGATCCAGTACTACAAAAGCATTACAGTAAGGAAATGTTTATTGCAACATTTTCACCAGACACAACAGTAAGATATACTAAACAGGAAGTACTACAACATGCGTTTAAATTTAAACATTATGGACCGTGGCACGAAATTGACAATTCTAAAATAAAATTTAACTAAACAAACAACACTATGAATTCACTTAGCAAACACATAAACGAATCTTTCAGACCGCAAAATAACATTAAGATTGACAGCTTAAGTTTAGCAAACGGTCTGAAAAAGAGTGACTTTGGTGACTTAGTCACTAGCATACAAGACCTAAAGCTAGGAGACAGCATAATTATAGTAAACAGATCAGACAACGAATGGCGAGATCAGGTTGAATTTTTAGGTGATTCTGGTAATGCTGTCCAATTATTGTTTACTTATGGTGGCAATAATGAAAAGGTGAAAATAAGATACAGTTGGTTCTTAGAAGACATTAGTCTTGGTTTCGTATACAAAAAGAAATAATGCGTCAAATTATGCTTGACTATTTTAACGAACTTATTTTTAAGTTTGCTAACAAACAATGGCGGGTTGACTTCCCTGACTATACCTTGCTAGACAAACCTGATCATATTAATAGCGATATGATTAATGGCAGCTTTGGTGCAATAGCAGTTAAAACCTAAACATAATGGAACACGTAATAAATTGCAATCACGACTTTCCGCTTAGAGTTAAAAACTTTTTATTTTGGCAGTGTCCTAACTGCAATGCAATAAAGTCTAGATTTTTTTGGTCAAAACATAAAAGAAAACAAAATAATGAAGTCACTAAGCAGTCACATTAACGAATCATTTGAGGCCATCGATCTAGACGGAATGAGCATAGGCCCTGGCCTAACCAAGGGGCAATTTGGTCAACCTGTTACCAGTCATGTCCAGTTACAAATGGGTGATAAACTAATTGTTGTTGACAAGGGCGAATGGCGAAACAGCTTTGAATTTTTAGGCTACAGTGAAGGCATTATTCAGTTTTTAGACTATCTTGGCACAAAGAAAGAAAAGATAACTATGGGGCTGTCAAAGTTTCAGTCTGCCATTGAGGCCGGCCACGTCAGGAGAGAGTTGTAACAAAAGAGGACAGTACGACTTTGCACCATCTTCTTTTTTAGTGTTTAATTTTAAAATAATACAACATATGAAAAGTCAAGAAGAATTAGCAATGCTTGTCGAGTTAACAAAGAGACACTATGCCCTAATGACAACTAGGGATGTTCTTATTAGCGTTTATACTAATGCTTCAGGTTTTTTGTGGTCAGCAATGATGGTTAGAAGTGGCACCGAACTAGGGTATTCTGATCATAATGGTGACAATGTGTGGTCAGGCACATTTTCAACATATAACAAGGCATTAGCTGATGCAGTAGACCTTATCGAAAGTTGTAGTTTAAAAAAGTTTAGGCATGTGACAAGTTCAGATACGTTTCATTGGGGTAACTACGTTGACTTTCTTTACGCACGTCGAAATAGACTCAAAAAGACAAGAGTGTAGGAAAGCAACTCAATATTGAACTGCAACATGTTAACAACTTTGCCTATTTTTAACTGTTTAAGTTGTCATTTAACCACTAATTGTTATATATTTATATAACAAACAAATATAAATACTATGTCACAATCAGACTACAAGGCTAAAGTTGATCTATACTATATAGCAAAAGATGCATATTATCAAGGAGAAGCTATTATATCAGATGATGAATTTGACTCTTTAGAAGATGAACTTATAGAACAAGGTTTTGATCCAACGGTTGGTTACCAAGAGGTATCAACAGAAAGAAAGGTTAAGCATGGCCATCGAATGTTAAGTCTTTCTAAGACTAAAGTGGAAACAAATGGTATGTCAAATGAAACTGCACAGGCCTTATTTGATCGTATTGGTCCAGGCCAACTCAGTTGGAAATATGATGGTGTTGCAATTGAAGCCAGTTACAAAATGGGTAAACTAGAAATGGTTTCCACCAGAGGTGATGGCAACATGGGTGTTAATGTCCATGCAAAATTGGCTTCATTATTTCCACAATGTATTGGTTACAAAGACCATGTTGGTATTCGTTTTGAAATGGTTATGAATCAAAGAGTATTCGAAAGTAAATATTCAGATAAGTATTCACACTCTAGAAATCTGGTTGCTGGCATAGTTAATGACATTAACAAAGATGATGTTAGAAAACATGATCTTATACCAATTATGTTAGAGTCTGTTACACCAACTGGTGAAATATTAGACTTAGACATGTTTCCTGAATTTACCTGTAAAGAAATAACCAATTGCACCACCCCGGACCAATTAGTAACATCATTTGCCAGTATGGCACAAAGACGTAAAGAGTACCAATTTGGTACAGATGGTATTGTTTTTAACACAATAGGTGTCAAAAAGGTATTACATAACGGTACATATCCTAAGCATGCAGTTGCTATTAAATTTAAGGCACCAACTATGCAGTCAACCGTTACTGATATTAAATGGAATATGAATAAGACAGGAAGATGGACCCCAGTAGTTTATTTTATGCCAATCATAGTTGATGGTAGAAAAATACAAAGAGCATCAGGTCATCACCTTCAATACCTGGTTGTTAACGATATCCAAATTGGATCAAATGTTACAGTTACACTGGCTAATGACATAATCCCAATGATCAAAAAAGCATAACTATGGAACACACATCAATCATGTTACATTTTACAGAACAAGAAATGCAATTGTACCTGACTAAACGAGACTACAGAATTGTTATGACACAGCTTAGCATTTGGTGCCCAGGCGAACTGGGCTATCCAGACGTCATAAAAACAAAATGTGTACCTGTACTTTACTATGATTGTGGTACCAGTAATGAAATTGAAGTATTCCATCCAGCAACAATGACGCAAGGTTCACACCAAGAACTAATCACAGCAACATTTACAAAAGAACTAAAAAAGACTTTATTGTTAATAACTTAGTGACCAATTAGTGTCATATAACAATTAATTGTTATATATTTATATAACACCAATAAATAAATATTATGCTTCAAGAGATACCAGAACCAACAGATATTGCAAGAATTGCAGGTAAAGACATTACATATGCACAACTTAGGTCTAATTTTAACTTACCAGAAATGGCAATAGTTAAAGGTTGCAATGCAATGGTTATTGATGATGGTCAAGCAATGCAAAGACTACAATTTTATCATTTTATGGCATGCTTCCCAATACGAGGCTTTAGCGGTAAATCATTTAAGCGATTAATGCAAGTTGATACATTACTACAAAGTCCAATAGGTTTTTTCGATCCTGTAATTGTAAATGCAAAAGTATTGAATGAGGTTGGCTTTGGACCAAGACAAACAGAATTACTGCTACATGGCATACTAAAATGGAGAACAAAAGGCTTTGAACTATTTAGAATCATTAGGTCACTAGGCATTAATAATTGTGGTAACCGAATTGCAAAAGAATGGTCTAAGAAACTAGCAGGTATTGGTTACAATTTCGATAGTATGGCAGGCAAAGTACTCGAAGAATTAGAAAATTCAGACCATCGTATTAACAACATGCAAATGAGGTTACGTAATATGGGTTACACTATACACTTGCCAGTGGAAGACACGGCACCAGCTGCCAATACTGTAAAGTTTTTAATGACTGGTTCACCAAAAAGTTTTGGTTACAAAACAAAGGCCTTGTTTAAGTCTGAACTGGTAACATGGCTTGAGGTTGACAAGCTTAAAGATGCACAGGTACTGATTACAGATAACCTACAATCTACATCATCAAAAATGAAACAAGCCAAGTCACTTGGTATTGAAACAATAACATACGGCATGGCTGTATTAAAAGCAAAGGCATAATGGAACAAGGCAAAGAGTTAGAAAAAATAGGTAAACTAGTCTCATTATGGCGAGGTGGTACTACTGAGGCAGAAATTGCTAACGCACTAGACAAAATAAAAAGAGTTTGTAAACGTCACGGTATTAACCCTGACCGTGTCATGTCTGACGATGATGCAACTAGCAAATACGAGTTTCAATTTAAAACACCAGAAGACAGACGTTTGCTAATGCAATTATTGTCAATGCTAACAGAACTTACAGTTTTTGCGACATTCAAAAACGGTGTCAAGCGCATAGAGGTTGAACTAACAGCAAAAGAATTTATTAACGTTAGAGAATGGTATATCTTTTACAGGTCTTTACATAAAGAAGAATTGGCAGAACTTAGAGAAAACTTTTTTCTTGCTTTTATATCTAGACATGGTCTATTTTCTGACAAAAAGCGTGGCAACAAGAGTAAACCAAACGATGCTATCGACTTTGATCTTATTAATAATCTGGCAGGCAGAAAGCCAAAATTGACACCAATGACTAAAATAGGAAAAGAACAAAAATAAACAACATGGTAAGAGAAGAGAAACAAATAAAGGCATTGTCAGATTGGGCAACAGCTTTTAGTAAATTTACACCAACTATGCTAACGCTTGAAAACTTTAGGCTATTTAGTGCCTTGCTTGTATATGAAAACGAAACGCAAGACTTGGCTAAAATGTCAGATATCGTAGACGAGGAGACCTTTATGATTAAGATCATACAGGTAAAGCTTACAGGTTTTGAAAATATGACAATGTCACCTTCTGCTATAGTTTGGCTTTCTAGTCATTGTTCAACACCCGGCATTGCTGTGATGCTGCTCGCGTATACGTATTGGCGAGCTAAAAATGCCTTGTTAGAAAAAGTTACTATTTCAAATATGGGACACACGATTTTTCCAGATGGTATACCAACGCATGAGTGGCTTGTTGCAATGTGGGATAGACAAAAACTGTCACCTGGTTCAGAATCAACAAGCGACAACTTGCTAGATGCAATAATGGACATGCAACATGACTAGCCAGTGGTCAACTAAAATGACCAAGGTATTGGATCACATAGAGGCCCAGTCCGGCACTTTACGAGATGAACGGTCACTTGTCCTGGCTGGTAAATCAACATTGCCAAGGTCACTTCGTGACTTTGTAATTGAACAATTTAAAGACTAAGAAATGAAAATACTGAAAAGTTATAATGTGCAAATATGGGTTGGTCTTGGTCAGCATTACAATCCAGACACAATAGTCCATCCCGAAGTGGTTAGGTCACTATGTCAGACTTGGACTGACGATGTGAAAGATTGCGTTACTGTTACACCAACAGAATTCATATACGCAGGTGGCAATGAACCTGGCGTAGTTGTTGGTCTGATACAATATCCAAGATTTGAAATGCAAGAATCTGACATACTTGACAGGGCTATTGCCCTGGCAACAATTTTGATGCACAGTCTTGATCAATTTAGAGTTACAATAACAACTCCAACAGAAAGCTTTATGTTAGAAAATACAGAACTAATACTTAAACACGACAAGAAATGAAAATATTGGTAACCGGAGGACTAGGCTATATTGGTTCACATGTAGTTGTTAGACTGCAAGAAGTCGGCTATGCTGTTATCATCATTGACAACTTGTCAAACTCTTCTATGTCTGTGCTTGACAGTATTAGTGACATTACTGGCATAAGGCCTCAATTTAATCAAATAGACGTTAGGGACCGTTCAGCCCTTGTTGACTTTTTTAGCAAAGAACTTGAAATTGATGGTGTTATTCACTTTGCTGCGGCTAAAGCTGTAGGTGAAAGTGTGCATGACCCACTAAAGTATTACGACAACAATGTTGCCGGACTGGTCAACTTGCTAAGCCAAATTGAACACAGAAAAATGAGATTAATATTTAGCTCTTCTTGCACAGTTTATGGTCAACCCCTTGAGCTGCCAATTTCAGAATCGGCACCTATACAGCCTGCCCAGTCTCCTTATGGTAACACAAAAAAGATTGGAGAAGAAATAATACAAGACTTGTGCAATGCAAGACCGGGCTTTAGTGCCATAGCGCTTAGGTATTTTAACCCAATTGGCGCACATAGCAGCCTAAAGATTGGAGAGTTGCCAATTGGTACACCGCAAAACCTTGTACCTTTTATCACACAGACTGCAATTGGTTTACGTGATGAACTTTCAGTATTTGGCGATGACTGGTCAACAAGAGATGGTACTGCTATTAGAGACTATATACATGTTGTTGACCTTGCTGATGCTCACGTAGTAGCAATGAACAGACTTGTCGAAGCGTCAAGCCCAAGGGATAGGTTTGAACAATTCAACATTGGTACAGGAGTAGGCAGTACTGTTATGGAAGTTATTACTGCATTTGAACTGGTTAGTGGACTTAAGCTAAAGTACAAAAAAGTAGCAAGAAGACAGGGCGATATACAGGAAGCTTGGGCCCAAACTCTTAAGTCAAAACAGGTACTTGGTTGGTCACCAAAGTTAACCCTAGCAGATGCAATGGCGAGCGCCTGGGCTTGGGAAGTTGCACAAATTTAATTAGAAACAGTACAAATACGAAACAGTATGAAATTTATAGATGAAACATTGGCTCTTTTTACACCAACAGCAAGTCAAACTGAACAGCAAACTAAAGATCAAATATATTCTATCGTTACAGGCTTACTTCAGTTGACTGACACAGATTGTAAAATGACAGCAGACGATCACTTTTATGTTTACAATGACAGAATGCACTACTATGTACTTATAACACCAGACCTAACTAAGGTTACAAATTCAAAGATGCACTACGTAACACAACATGGCTATGATTGGTATAAAAAAACAAAAAAGCCAATTATTAAATGGATAGACGAAAAACAAAAGTTGTTTGAAGCAAAAATATTTGAATCCGAAATTGGTATGTTAACATCAATTGCAACCGCAATAGAACGTGACGTTAGTAGGAAAAAGAAGTAAGACGTCACGCTAGGCAATATGCATTGTTATATTATAATATACAAAAAACTTGACTAAATGTCACAAAACAAAGAGATTAAAGCAATACTAAAAGTTTTCATCAAGACGACACTTAAGCCAACTGAAGAACAGTATAACGATGTAGCCGAAAGCATAATACAATTGCAATCAACAGACAAGCTTTCAGAGGAATGCACTGACGGTTGGTTAGACAGCACGTATTGTCAAGAAAAGGACAGTTGCCTAAACTGTAAAGTAGAGTCAAAATGAGTAGTACTAAAAAAAGCTGCAGGGTTTCCTGTTTAGGTTGCATAGGACTTGTTGTTGTCATGTTTGGCATCGCGTTGGCCTTTATTTGCCTTGCAATAATTGCATATGACTTGTTAAGTTAAAAGGAAATTTATGAAATGGACAGAACCAAAGAGCCCATCAGAAGGCGTTAGCTATTATGATCACGCAATACTAGACACTGCACTAGGTCAATTTATAATAGAGTGGAAGAGTTGGAAAGATAGACCTAGCTACGACATTATACATAAAGGTAACTGGCTAGGGTCTGCCATGTCACTGGCTGATGCACAACGTGACACCACTGGGCACATACAAGACATGACTAATAGTCATATAAAGTGTCTCATAGACCTTGTCGAACCTGGCATAGACGGCAGCACGGTAACAGCAAAATTGTGCCTAGCATTACTAGAAAAATATAACAATGGAAAATAAAAAGAGGGTTTAACTAAATGAAAGATGCACACTGGTATGTAAGGGTTAAGGGTCATAGTAATTGGTTCCTACGGATTGACGATAGACATCTTGGACCAGATGGTCTTTCTGCAACCATGCAAGAAAAAATACTTAGGTCACAGGTTTGCAAAGTGCACGATAGGCGTGACGTTATGGGTCCAATGCATAGATTGATACTTGCTGCTACCCGTGAAGTTAACTATGCTGCAACTGCTGCCCGTTATGGCACATTACTGGTTAGACCTAGTGGTTCATATATGCTCTTGCAGGGTAATGAGATAACAGAAGAAAGGTTAGACCTTGACTTTCCAATAGACAAGTATGGCAGTATAGTTATTTGTGAAAACGACGAAAAGCCAGAACGGTACTGGGTTCGTTACCTTAGAGAAAGATTTCCCGAACAAGTAATTGTAACAATAAACTATTTTGATCTTAGAAGTGATTATGACATTTTTAGATACTTTGACAATGCGGACATCATAACATTTTCAACAACATTCAGCTCTTACGATTGGTTTAGACGGTTAACTGAACATCAAATGGGTAAGAAGTTAATTGGTCAATGCCATGTAGAGTCTGCTTGGGCCAATGCGCTAAAGATTAATCAAACTGTTGAACGTGTAGATGAATTTTCTAAAGAGACTATGGCAAGATTAGACCTCTTACCTAAGCAAACAATAGTTCAATAATGCAAACTCATATAATAAATAAAAAGTAAGAAAAATGGCAACACAATATAACATAAAGGTTACTTCGCACTGGATTGCATACACTAAGGACCAAATGGCAGAGCGCTTGAGGTCTGCCTTAATGGCAATCGAAAGAGACAAGGGCAACGAGGTCACAGTTGTGGTTCATGATCGTAAATAAAACATAGCATAATGTCACAAATAAAAGAATTAACAGAAGAAATAGCAGTAAGCCTGTTTATTAAGCCTTGTGATGAAACAGAATTAATGAAGAGAGAATTCTTAAAGGGTTATTGGATTGGTAATATTCAAAGGATTATCATGAGGCTTGAAAAGGATGCAATTTGGTACAAGGGTGAAACTATGCATATCTATAAAAAATGGGCAAAGAAAAACCTAACAGGTTACGATCTTTGTTTTGACACTAAAAAAGACCGGGCCAGTTACGGAATAACTGACTTTGCTAAGCAGGTGCAGCGTTCACGTAATAGTTAAAAGACAAACATGGAAACAACGTTAGAAAAAATAAGGGCATTACAAACAATGCTTGCTGAAGATGGCTATGGTGCAGAAAACATAGTTATGCAAAAGGCAAAAGACATAGAACAAGACGAATCGTCAAAGGTGACAAGTCACATAAAGAGCTATGATGTTACTGACTATGGCGTTACTGGCTATGACATTACTGGTTCTGGTGCAACAGGCAGCCATAACTGTAGCAGCTGCAAGATGTACGATGACAATAACAAGAGACATGGAAAGACTATTAATAGATGTTGCCCTAACTGTTCGTCTGTCCTGCCTGAAGTTAGGGCAATAGTACCAAATAGTAAACATTCAGTTATTAACATTAAGGACGTCTTGACAAAAAAGGCACAGTACCCTGTTAGATTGATATGCCAAGGTGACCTATTTAGCAATATGGAAATGCAAGAGGCCCTAGTTGGTCACACGATAGGCATTGAAGCAATAGACTTTTCAATTGGTAGCATCAGATGTATAAATAAGACAACAAATACAGCATTTGAACTATACTATGACAAAGTTACTGGCATACTTAATGGTTACTGGTCATTCGAAGCGTTGACCAGCCAGTAAACATGTCAGGCAAGCACCAAAATATTTTATGTCATAAGGCTAGACGCTATTTTGTAACTAATTAAACTAAATACTATGAACACATCAATTACAAAAGAAAGGAATAAATTTGCAATAGGGTTTGCTGACTGGTTAGCAAAACTAAGCCCAGCACAAAGAGTTAGTTTGTGGTCAAAATCTGGAGAACACAGTGGCTTATTCACAATGGACAATGAACAGCTACTAGAAAAGTATACTAGAAAGCTAAAACGTGATAAGGATAAGGCCACAGACACCAAAAAAACTAAGTCTACAAGATATTAAAAAGGTCAGGTTTTTGCAATAGACTGTACTTTGACTTACCCAAAATTAAGGACAGATTTTGGTTACATGGTCATAGGAGACAAAATACACCGAACTTGAGCTGAAATTCATTGGAGGCTTAACCTAATGAGCAATGTCGAACTGGCCAAAGTGCTTGAATGCACAGTAAATGATCTGTTTGACTTGAATCTTAATGGTTAATGAACGGCGGTCTAGCCCGCATTGTAACGAATCAAAAAGTAAAAGAATATGTGTAGAGCAATTGCTTTCTACTTCGTAGAAAGTTTAACACTTTATGTTGTCATGTAACCACTAATTGTTATATATTTATATAACACCAAAAACTTTGGTTAATTGCATCAAAGATGCATAACAATAAATACATACAATGTTACAGACAAGAACAAAACACCTAGCCGACCATAGAATTCTTACTGCAGTGTTTAACTCTACAGATAAACCAAGAACAGAAACTGTTTTTGTAGCAGTATCAAAAAAGACTGGTAAAGACTACACATTTAAGGTAGTCAAAAAGACATTTAAAGATCGCCAATTTTATCATTGTTATGTTGAGGTTGGTTACCTATCGTGGCGCTATCTTGGTCACTATTGGCGTGGAGAAATCCTTAGAAAAGGTGGTCGAGTTATAACCTCTACTACAGCACTAAGTATTGCCTGGATTTTTAATCTTGTTGAACGGCGTCTCTATGAACAGATTAAAAACAGCGTCGAAATATGGCATACGGGCAATTGCGCCAGATGTGGCAGGACATTAACAGACGTTACGTCAATCAAGGCTGGACTTGGTCCGGTTTGTATTACTTACGCATAATAACTTCTTAAACTTTTATGCAAAGCAACAATTTTCTTTTGAAAATTTAACACTTTAAGGTTACTTTTAACCACTAATTGTTATATATTTATATAACACCAAAAGGTATTGGTTAATTACATAACAACAAAACAGGTATGGAAAAAATGACAAATTTGGGGTATTGCTGTATAAACAATACGCTACGTAACGAACGGGGTTGGACTACAAACCGTGGTATGATTAAAAGAACATTTAAGGCTAGAGGCATTGAATATGCAGGTATATTGGCGCTACGTAACCTAGTCGATCTTAAAAAGATTATTGAATGGAATGACGAAAATGACGTTAAGGTATTTAGAATGAGTTCATCATTATTTCCATGGATGACTGAATATGAGTTTACTAGTCTACCAAACTACAATGAGATTAAACAATGCATGACAGAAATTGGTGACACAGTAAAGGCATCAGGTCAACGCATTGGTTTTCATCCTGGCCACTTTGATGTCTTGGCGAGCCCAACACCTCGGGTGGTTGATAATACAATACAAGACCTAAACCAACACGCAAAGATTCTTGATCTATTTGGCCTGCCAGTTACACCATGGGCAGCAATTAATGTTCATATAAACGGTGTCTATGGCAATAAGGGGAAAACCTTCGCTAGGTTGGCAATTGCGTTTAGACGGTTAGATCATAATTGTCAAATGAGGTTAACATTTGAAAACGATGATAAACCAGGTCAATGGTCGACGAAAGAATTGCACAAATTTATCACACAATACAACCTACCAACACCAATTGTTTTCGACTACCACCACCATCGATGTCATCCAGATGGTCTTACAGAATCGGATGCCTTGGCATTGGCGGTGGAAACATGGCAACGTCGAGGTGTTAAACCACTTTGCCACTATAGTTCTAGCAGGCAACATGAACAACCTGATAGCATGTATCGTGCACATTCTGATCTTATTTACGAAGAAATCAACGATCACAAATGGCACTTAGATATAGAGTTAGAAGCAAAAGGCAAAGAGGTGGCACTATTTGAATACTTAAAAATAAGCCCAAGTCAAAAGTATTGCACAAAATTGGCTTAGCTTTTACAAAAGATAGTTAAATTAAATATAATAATACTAAAGAATGTTTTTAGACTTACTAAATAATAAAAAACATATACCGCTAGTTACATATCAAAACAGACTAAAGTCCTGGAAAAATACACAACGAAAACTCATAGGAGCACATATTTTTTATGTGCTCCTTTTTATTGCGCTTTGTTGGTATGACACAGGAATTCCAAACATTTGGCTCCTATGGATTGTCAGTATAATTGCAGCTACTACTTGTGTATTGGTATTTGATCGTTCAGCAAAACCTAAAATGGCAATGCCTAACATGAAATATGTTAACAGACTTAAAAATACGATTATTGAAGAAGTAGTAAACAGAGGCCACATTAGAACAACAGTACTAACTTCTAAATTTGGCACAAGTTGGGCATGGCGCCTGGCACAAATGGTAGAAGAACTACAAGAAGGGCATGGCATTGGATGCAAAAGTTCACCGTACATCGTTTGGGATATGGACAATAACTTTATACTTCATTTTTACAGAATAGACTCAACAACAACAAATTAACAATTAAAAGTTATGGATAAAGTAAAGCAATTAGCAAACGAAATGTACAATCAAAAAGTGTTAGACGGCTGGAAGAATGTAAGTATGAAAACAGAAACAGAAAAAGCAAAACAGATTATTTTAACACCCATAGACTCAACAACAACAACAACAAATTAACAACAAAAAACAAAACAATGCAACACGAACACCCACTTAGTATGAATTTTTTGGTCGCCACAGTAGACCTAAACTTTAACCTATTCAGAGAATCAGAAAGTGAAATTATGTTTATCGAAAGAATAGCCGAACACATTAAAAGGCTGGAAGAAATATCAGAAGGTCACCACTTCTACATTGACGAAATGGCATTTGAGGCATTAGGTTCTAAAAACTTTCCACTTAGATTTACACGAGTATTTGCAAAAGATGGTCACACGGTACCAAGTTCTAGAAATTATCAAACGCACAAGTGGGAAGAACTTAGTAAAATTGTAAGTGCCAAGAATCAATATAGCCCAAACTGCCAAATATTTTTTATTGGTGGTAGTGAATTTTTAGAACACGCTGCAAAGTTTAGCAAAAAACTATTACTAACAGTTATCGATAGAGAATATGCAATAGATGGTGAGGTTGTTGATAAACTACCACTAGAAGTAATGCAAAAAAGATTTAAAAAGAGAAGAACAATACACCCTGAAATGCTCGAAAAAATAAAGCAATATCAGGAAATGATGCGTAAAAAATCACAGAAAACAGAAGTTGAAATTGCAGACAACGGCATGAAAATTATAAAACCTGTTACTGCACCAATCATCGATCCAATAGATACACTGCTAAACACGCCTGATTATAAATTTTATGAATACAGTAGATAATGAGTCAGAAGCAAAAGTTTAGTCTTGGTGACTACGTTATAATTACACACAACAGACCTGCAATTGTGACCAAGTCTGACTATGAACTAGGACTGTTGGTGTATCATTGTAAACTACTAGATCAAGATATGACTTATGTACTTAGACCGGGTCATATAATGCTGCTTGATTTTAGATCGACTATTGCGGCTGAAATAATAAAAGAGTCAAAGTCTGCAATCGAGTTCTTTGATAACCAAATGACTAAACATAAGGAAAAGTCACGCAATGAGGCAAATCGTGTTTTTGCGTATAATACTGCTGAAATTCGGAATCAACTAATAGGTTTACATCAGTCAAGGGATTGGATTAGTAAGAATTGTCAGTGGCCAAATGCCCTTAGTAGCAATGCAGCAAGAACGGTACAATTAAGAAAAGAGCTTACTGCTGCCCTTCGGCTAAACTATAGCAGCCAATTAGTAACAAACAAGTAAATTTATGAACATATTTAAAAGGTTATTCAAAGGGTTAAAAAGACGTTCACCTCTAAGTAGAGAAGAGTTCTTAACGTTGAATATATTAAGCTATGATATAGTACAGCAAATATCATACTACATGCATTGTAGGCAATACGATGACGATGATAAGTCAACCTCTAACAGGGCATATGAATCTTTGGAACTTGCACAAACTAAATTTGAAAGCTATGTAGATGCCTTGATATGTAAGTACCCTGAAGTGAATAGATTAGTAGAACGTAACCTGACCCTTAATACTAATGGGAAACCTCATTTAATTAAACAAAAGTATAATGCTTATGTAGAAGAGTTAGGTAACCTAAATGGTAACGCTAAAATACACAATAACGCATGAAAAATTTCAAACAATGCTCAGGTAAAACTGTAACAACTTCTTGAAAATTTAACACATTAAAGTTCTTTTTAACCACTAATTGTTATATATTTATATAACAAACAAATATAAATACTAACAACAAAAAAACACAATTATGGCTTCCTACTCAGAAAAACAAGATGTAATACTAGGTCAATTCAAACATGCACTTAGGGGTGATCAACATGAAAGCAGAAATGCACATATTGAAAGATCAAGAAAAAGAACGGAATCTGACAACAAAAAAATACTGGCAAGAGAAAAAGTAAAAGAAAACGATACTACTTTCGTTGGTGGCTATAGCGGTAGAATAATTGAAGATTGTGAAAGAAAACAAAAAATAAAATTAGACAGATACTTAGCAAGAATTAATGCTGCCCATACTTCTGAACTGCCTCACCCATTATTCAACAGGCTAAGAGATATATTTGGTTTTGCTGAACGTTACAACATTGAAACAATACAGGAACAAGTTGGTCATACATTCGAAATACTTACTGAAGATAAAGTCAAAATAAAAGTAAAGTTTAACCGGGCACTTAAATCTTCTTTAAAATTCACAGTATACTACGAATTTGAAAAGCCTTACTTTAAAAAGTCAGAAACTTGGTCAGAAACAAACAAAGAAGTAGTTCAGGCATTTAGAACTGAAACAGAAGAAATCACCGGTCGAGCAAAATATGGTAACTATTTTGATTTTACTGATTCTTTATATAGACCATTTAAGCAACTGGTTAGAGAATTAAGCCTTACACAAAATCCTGAAAACGTCAACCTAGACATTTGGGAATTCAAATTTAGCAAATAATGAGACTAAACACATTTACAGAACAAGAAATTCAACAAGCTTGGCACTTAACAGTAAACTATTTTGAAAAGATAGAAAAAGTTGACATGGAACGAATGCAACTACAACTGGAATATGCAAGAAAATGCGTGGATGCCTGGCATAGTGGCAAAAAGAATGTCATACTAATTGCACCAACAGGTTTTGGTAAGTCACTAATGGCATTTTTCCTAACCAAGTTTATTAACAATTGTGAAACTATACGCAACACTGCATTAAAGTTAGAAAACAAAATCCCATCTAGTGAAGATGCCAGTTCGTACATTATGACTTCTAATAAATTCTTACAGGCTCAATATCAAAGAGACATTAAGGCATTCAAAATGTCAAAATTTAAAATGCTTAAAGGTCAGGCAAACTACGAATGTACACTTAATGGTAAAAGCTTTGCTGAACGTGAATGCAGTGAACAATCAATAGCAGACCTTGAATCAGGCACTATAGAAAAATATAAATGTGCTGTTGCCTGCCCATACATCGTAGCCAGAAGAGGTGCAATAGATGCCCATAGTACAATTTTTAACTACAATTATTGGCTAACAGCAATGAATTATGTATATCAGGACAACCCTAGGGCACCATTTGCGCCTCGTTTGCTTTCAATATTTGATGAATGTCATGTTATGGGTAACATTGTTCAAGATATGTTTACAATAAAAGTCAACATTAATGCAATTATTAGAAGACTACACGCAAATAAGTATAGTATGAATGCTGCATTAGACAACGGCGAAGTTGGCAAGTATACTGACTATGTTAGATTGATTAAAGCATTTACTGAACTACGAGGTGCACAAGACAGACCAGAAGATGCATTTGAGGCACTGATTAGGTTTCAAAAAGAAATTGTAAGTGAATTTACGTCATTTGGTGAACTAACAAAAACGTGGTCAGGTACACTACAAAAAAATGAAGACGGTCAAATCGTTAAGACCGATGAGTCAAAAATGATTTATAAGTTTTTAGATGCAATGTCTGACTATGTTGACAAAATTGGTGCTATGATTGTACTGTACAGACAACTAGGTCATGATACTGCAGTGTTTCAATTCAATGGTAATAACCCGAAGAAAAACCTTCCAATACCTGAATTTAAAGGTCTAGACGACTTTACACTTAACATACAGTGTACAAATGAGGCAGAACTAATTAAGCAATCTGTGCATAGATGGACTAATCATGCCCTGTTTATGTCTGCAACATTAGGTAACATTGAAGACTACGCAACTCAAATAGGACTAGAAGACTGGGTTGGTTTTGAAGTACCTCAAATATTTGAGTATGAACGATCACCTATTTTTAAGGTTGAACCTATGATATCTATGTCATGGAAAAACAAAAAGCGTAACCTGCCAACAATGCTTAAACGAATTGTTGATATTTTAGAGGCACACCCAAATGAAAGAGGCTTAATACATACTGGTAATTATGAGATCATGAAAGCAATAGAAGCCATGAGACACCCTAGGATTAAAACATATTACGGCAGTGCGGAAAAAGAAGAAATGATAAAACTACTAGGCTCACAAACTAATGCAGTTGTATGTGGCCCTAGTCTGGTTGAAGGTGTCGATCTTAAAGATGACTTATGTAGATTTATGGTCTTTGCTAAGGTGCCATATATGTCACTATCAGACAAGCTGACTAAAAGGAAAATGAACATATATCCAAACTGGTATAACTGGACAACTCTTATGGCAATATTGCAAGGTCTTGGTCGACCAATAAGAAACAAAAGCGACTGGTGTGTTACTTACTTATTAGACAGTGGTTTTCAAGGATTTTTTACTAGATACAGCCCACCTGGTTGGATAAGCAAAAGGCTTAAAATGACAAAAATTGAAGAGCTAGGCACTGTGTATGATCCAGATGCAGAGTTTAACCAAATGATTGATGAACTAACAAACTAACAAACACAATATGAAACTATCAGGTCCAACACAAATTGGAAACAAAGTTACAAATGCTGACACTATACAGTCAATGGTAACAAAAATAGAAAGACAACTATCAGTGGCAACAGACGCTTCACCGACAATTGTAATTACAGATGAATACAGCTTAGCGCTTAGACAGGAAATAGTAAGAATGTATGTTGCTGCCGGTTGGCGATCAATAGAACATAAAACATCAAGTGAAAATGGAGAGAGACCAGGACTAACTAGATTTCAATTTTTAACAATAACGTAATGGATAGTATGACACACAATGGAATAATTAACACATATTAAAAACTTAACAATTATGGACTATATAAAATTAGCACAAAGAACTATTGCAATGTTAAGCAGTATGATTGAAAGCGGAGAATGTCATACGACAAGAAGCAAAGAAATGAAAGACCATGCCCTAAACGGGTTAAATGCAGTAAACGAAAGCAATACGCAAACCCTTGCAAGATTGCATAAGCTTGAAACTGCATTGCAAGAAATTAAATTTAGCAACGATGCAATTAATAAAGTCCTAGGTCAATAGCCTAAAGTGACGTAAGGACACCTGAAACAGGGTTACCACCTGCTGTTAGCCCTGTAACGTTAAAGCCTTGCTCGTCTATTTGTGTATCTATTAGGGTTGCAAGGTCATTACCTACAGCTTGTGCAAAGCTTTCAGAAAACTTGACACTCATTTTTTCTGCCAAAGTTGCTGCTGTTTCTGTTTCTGAATACGTTGTGTTGTATGTTTCTAAGAATGCCTGCTTTGATCCTGCTTTAAGCAATGCAGTTATATCCTGCTTAAATTTAATTCTGTTTCTTAATAATGGCATAGTGTTAAGTTTTATCTAATGTTACGATAGTTGATTTTGTCTCTGGAAAAAATTCGTTGTTTATTTGCCATACTTGTTCTGACTCAAGCTTTATTTGTGCAGCATATGCCAGCAAGGGTGGTGCCAGTAATGAGGTATACGGATTAGAACTTGCAGCATTGGCCAAAGTTGTCAGATTGCTATGCATACTTATGACCAGATCACGAATAGTATCGTTTAGTTTGATCAGTGCTGTTAGGTTATCATCACCGACAACTGCTGGTTGTTGACTTTCTGTTTCTGATCCAATGCTAATACCACTGTCACTAATGTGTACCCAACGCCCAGTCTTTGCGTTGTTGAGCAGGACAGTATTGTCGTTTCTAATAATAATGTTAGATCGATTGCCATTTCTTGTTAACTCTAATAATAAACCTTCTGATTTCGTATACCGAACAGAAAGTTGACCGTCTAGGTCATACTTAGACAGGTCTTTTTCTATAATTACAGATGCACTGGCATAGTCATCTTCGGTCAGCTTAGAGTCTTCATTTCTAATCATGTACCAAGTTGGAAAGTATATGTCGTCGTTTAAAAACTTAACTTGCACAACGTCACCAATTGCAGGTAGGTCATGAGCCCGACCGTCAATGTATCGTGCCAATGCCCAAGGTATATACTCATCAGGTATTTCATCATATACACTAACAACTCTAACTCGAACTCGGCTTGATTTTTTTGGATCGTCTACTGAAACGACCTCACCCCAATACGACTCTTTATCTGATATTTGATCGAACATATTTTGTTACATGTTAATGTTACCTAACTCGTCAGCTTGTGTATTGCCAAGAGCTAATGACTGTGTGCCTTTTTGTTGAGCGTAAATTTGATTAAATGCAGTTCTAAAGCCGCCGTCTTGGTTTAACCTTAGCAAGTCATCGATGCCAAACCCGTTTACATTACCAAAATAAAGTCTTGTCAATTCTGCCTCTATGCGCTCTGCTGCTCTTTGTTCTACTTCACTTTTAGTATCTGTTAACTTTCTTCGCCAAGTATCTCGTTCTAGCAGTTCTGCGTATTCATTTTTTCGCGTTTGAATGTCTTCAAACAGTCTTGAATTTCGAAGTCTATCAATAAACGATGGGTCTTCGTTTTCAGAAACACCAGTTGTTACACTGTTGACTCGTTTAACCACGTCAAGACTTGCTGCATTAAGCTGCTGACCGCCAGTAATAGACTTAAACATTGAATTCCTCGTAAAGTCTTTACCTGAAATCACAAAGTTGTTATCTACCTGCACTGGGCTTGCGTTGTTAACAGAAGTAAAAAAATCACCACCTGACGCCTCGGTAAACTCACAACCACCAAGATCAAACATAACGTGGTTTAACTTTTTGACATCCTGATTTTTAATTGTTTGAAAAAAATCTATCGCAGTTTGTGAGCCAACATCAAATTGTCTAAAATCGTAGACATAAATAGACATGCTAAATTCACGAAGGTTTTCGGGTAGTACATAGCAGTAACGATCGTCATCAAATATGATATGACGATACATTTCATTCAGTGACTGTATTTTATAGTCAATTGTCTCTAGCGTCCTAATTCTAATTTCATAGTCGTGTCTAGGTTCACTTCTTTTCATTTCATGCAATTCCTTTAGACCTTCAATTTCTTGAAATATCCAAGGGCATATAGAGTTTACTTTAGACAGCGTGGTAATAAAACGCTTAAGTAAGTCGTATCTTTCGGTGCTGCCAATTCTTTTTAGGTAAGCCAGACCGCTATTAACATGACGTTCATCAGCAAGAATACCTTTGCTTGTATCAAAATGGAAAAACAGCTTAAACCCATTATATGTCGGGTCATTTAATACTTTAAACGGATCACCACGTTTTTTGTCACTATATACTTGCACAAAGTTTTCTATTTCATATGCACTGTTGTAGTATAGACCATTTTTCCAATTGTCTTCAACCTGAATTAAAGTATTTGCATGAACACTGCTAGGTGTTTGGTCATTAAGTGTTGTGATCATGAATTAATGTATTTATGTATGTATACCTAAAACGAAATTAGTAATTCTATTGCAAATTTAAGTAGTATAGTTTAATTTAACATCTTACAAAACTAAACAATATGAAAAATCGTTACATAAGTTGTTAGTCTCAAAAAGACAAGCAATAAGCACGGCATACGAAGTTACCTATCGTGGTAAAGTTTTTAGACTAGTAGTGCTTAAGTTACACACATCTGCCATTGACATGTTCGTATTAAACATTAATTTAGGACACGATTGGCACACTTCGATGTTGAAATCAGCAGTTATAGCTATGCAAGCCGAACGTCCAACCTTGACCACGTCGACTATTAAGCTTAGACTATTACGTGGTCATAAGTGCATGTTCCATTATACAACTCAGCCACTACTTGAAAAAACATTTTTGCCTACATGTATAGCCAGCTAATTGTTCAATTATAAAAAATTATATATGCTTATAGACACATCACAACACGGTAATAACTTATCTGTTTCTTACATTGCAGAAGACGGCCATATTAAGCTTCAAGAATTTGACATTAGAGATGTTAATGGTTTTGGTAGCTATGACTATGCAATTTGTGATGCTTCAGACCCTGATGTAGAACCAGTCCTGCGTCATTTTAAAGATGATCTGCCAATTAAACGCATTTCTAGTTGGCGCCTAGACTTTGATGAAAAACGTGAATTCTTAACACAATCAATACCGGAACCCTTAAGGGATCAAATATTTGCATTTCGACAGCCTGAGCTGTATATGGTCGATGTTGAAATTGACATTAAAGACGGCGAAATCTTCCCAAGTCCACAGCAGGCAGCATTTCCAATTGACAGCATTCAAATAACAGCACCAAATCTTAGAACTGTTACGTTAACAACTAACAGTAGGGCAATGCAAGATGATCAACAAATTGCACACATTGAAAACCTTGTTAACGAACACTATAAGGATGCAGATTGGGTTTGGGCGCAAGTTGAAAGACTTGCATATAGTCATATTAAGTTTGATACAGAAGCCGAAATGCTTAATTATTTTTGGTCACTTGTTAACAAGAAATTGCATTGTATTGCTTTTTGGAATGGTGCACGATTTGATGTTCCATATCTTAACAACAGATGTCCAAAAATTGGCGTTGATATGGCACAAGGTTCACCTACAGGTGAAATGTCTGACTTTAACAAATGGCCAAAGCATAGATATGTTATGGATTACATGCAACTGGTAGAAAAATGGGGTTGGGACTTGGCGCCGTTATTATCTGTCGGTCTAGACTATGTTACAAAGAAAATATTTCCAGTTGGTAAGGTTGACTATGAAGGCAGTTACAAAGACCTTTACGATGGACCAATAGATAGATTTTTATTGTATGGTGCAGTTGATACAATTAACATGCAAATTATACACAAAAAGAAAAATTACACTGCTGCCATTGACTCTTTAGTTTTCAGAACTAAAACATCATTGTGGGATAGCACAAAAGTAACAGCACAAGTTCATGCACTATGCTGGGATGAACTATATGAAGACAATAAAATTAACGGTGAACCTTTCGTTAAAAAAGAAAAAACATCATTTGAAGGTGGCTATGTTAAGTCTCCAACTAGAAAGTTTGTTATGTTTGGTGTCTGTTCTGACTTTTCAGCACTGTACCCAAGGTTAATGCAGTCATACAATATGTCCTTTGAAAACTTTATTGGTAAAGTAGAAAGCAAAGAACACAAGGAAGAACTTATTAAGACAGGTTTTTATGTTAGCGTATTAGGTAACTACTACAAAAACGATAAAGACTACACCTTAAAACGTATTGAGAATAAAATGCTATCTGCAAGATATGCATACAAAGACTTAATGCTAAACATTTATAGGGATGCACTAGGGCCAATAGAACAAGAGCTTAGCAAGCGTTCACTAAGAATACCTAAAGACTAAACTTATGAGACTAAAAACTAAAAAGAAACCAAAAGAAAATGACATTAGAGATCGTACATTCTTTGCCTGGCTGCCTGTGATTGTACCGCTTGAGATTAGATGGCTAGAACGTGTAACAGTTAGACAACGGTACTGGGTTTCATGTTCAGACTCAGGTTGGGAAAACATGTCTTTTCTTAATAACAAAAATCGTAGTCATGATACAATATAAAAGAGTAAGAGATGTTAAGCAGCCAACTAGAGGCAATGCCCACAAAGACGAAATGTTTGGTCTAGTTGATCGTAGTGCTGGTATTGATTTCTATGTGCCAAACAATGACATTGTTAGCGAATTTAGGACAAAGTTAGAATGGTCCAATCCGGCTTCTGTCGAATTTCATGATTACGATAATGACTATTTTTTGCTGAAGGGTCATAGTCATGTAATGATACCGTCAGGCATTACATGCAATCTACAAGATCACGATGGCTTTTTGTATTCAGATGAACTTGCGCTCGCCTTAATTGCATTCAACAAAAGTGGTGTAGCATCTAAAAGACAACTTGATGTTGCTGCAACTGTTATAGATGAAGATTTCCAAGGCGAATTGCACATTTCACTAACCAATACTTCACCAGACAGTCAACTAATATTTTATGGTGAAAAAATCGTACAATTTGTGCTTGTACCTGTAATGCTAACTGAATGGCAAGAAGTCAAAAATGATGAAAATCTATTTAAGTCAACTTCTAGTAGAGGGCAAGGCTCATTTGGTAGCACAGGACAATTCTAAATTGCTTATCACTACGCAAATTTAAGACAAGTTATACATAATCAAAATATAAAATAAACTAACAATAATTAACATAAATTAAGCAAGATGGGCAAAGTAAAAGGTAAAGACGTTACACTAAAACAGTTTTCTGAACTAATACAAAACAGACTAGTTAGACTTTCTGGTGCAGGTGCATTACTAAAAGTGAAAGAAGCATTTGTGTCCGCCGTTGCAGAAAAAAACGAAGCAAAAATGTTAACAGCAATTGCTGGACTAGATAAAATTAGCCAACCAACTATGGGTAGACAACAAATTGTCATAGACATTAAGTCACTACTTAAAAGTTTTGTTGGACACAAAAAGAGTGAGCCTAAAAAGAAAAAAACAACAAAGGCAAAGGCAAAGGTTAACGCACCAACTGTCGATGTAACAGCAACTGATGCAATTGAGATTAAGTCAACTAAACTGTTTAGTGGTGAAGAAACAAAAGTAACTGAAGAAATATTAGGCAATATGCCTGAACTTACTAAATTTGTTAATGTTGGTGGTTCAATATGGGTTACCGAAGACGGTACTGTTACGGCGGCGAAATTAGACATTGATGCAGTAGAAATAGGACTTTATATTGGTGATATTTATACTTTTCAAAGAGAAAAATAAAAAGTTGTTAGCACAAGATTGACTCTACAATAGCTGACCTATGCGGTCAGCTATTTTACTTAAATAGTTAAATTTACTAAATACAAAATTATGGAATTACAAAAGGTTACACTATGTAACGTAAATACTGAAACCTTACGCAAATACCTAGCAATTTCAATGTCAGTTAAAAAATCTGAGATTTTAAACTTTTCTATTGAAAACAGCGTACTGTCTGGAATTAACAACAACGAAGCAGATTCAATATATAAAATGTGGCAGCTACCACTAGCAAAGTTAACAGGTCTTGCTGATAATGATCCAACTTACAACACAATACCTAAGCTAAAATGTTCACTATATAAAGGTGATAGTTTTAGTAAACAGGTACTGGGTCATTTTGGTCAACTAGTAGACATGGAAATCGAACACGTACTGGGTACTGTTAAGAAAATAAATCTTTCTAAAAAAGATGCAAACGGCCGAACTATACTTGCAATTACAGTACTTTGTGCAAGGGCAGAAACAACATTTATTGAATATGAACCTGAACTAATCAGTCAAATATTCAAGCCTAAACCAGAAACAAAGCTTGTTAGTTTTAAACTTGAAACTGCTGAATTGTCTGCTGTTACTAAATTGTC